TCTATTAAGCATTGCGACAGCACGTAAAGACGTAGTTGCATTTGTTTCTCCTCCAATCGAGGATACTGTAGGAACAGCTACACCAGCAGCAGATGTTAAAGCATTTGCTGATCAGTTAACATCAACTTCATATGGTGTAATTGACTCTACAGCTCTTAAAGTATATGACAAGTATAATGACGTATATCGCTGGATTCCAGCTGCGGGTCATATGGCTGGTCTATGTGCTAATACCGACAGCGTTGCAGATGCATGGTTCTCACCTGCAGGCTTCAACCGCGGTCAAATTTTAGGTATTACAAAGATTGCTTTCAATCCAAAGCAAGCTGATCGTGATACTCTATACAAAGCACGTATTAACCCAATTGTTTCTTTCCCTGGTCAGGGCACTGTACTATATGGTGATAAGACTGCACAAGCTAAACCTTCTGCATTCGATCGCATTAACGTACGTCGTCTATTCATCACCTTGGAAAAAGCAATTGCAACTGCTTCCAAATATCAACTCTTTGAGTTCAATGACGAATTTACTCGTGCAATGTTCCGTAATATGGTAGAACCATTCCTACGTGACGTTAAGGGTCGTCGTGGTATTACTGACTTTGCAGTCGTTTGTGATGCAACGAACAATACTGGCCAAGTTGTAGATACTAACCGCTTTGTGGCAGATATCTATATCAAACCAGCTCGTTCTATTAACTTCATCACATTGAACTTCATCGCGACACGTACAGGCGTTGAATTCTCTGAAATCATTGGTTCATAAGGAGAATAAACAATGGCTATCTTAGGCGTAGACGATTTTAAATCAAAACTAGTAGGTGGGGGCGCCCGTTCCAATTTATTCAAAGTTGAAATGGGTTTTCCGGCCGGTATTGCTGGTGCAGCCGAATCAGAAGTTGGCGGCTTTTTAATTAAAGCAGCACAGCTTCCAGCTTCAGTTATTGCACCTATCACTGTTCCATTCCGTGGGCGCCAACTTCAAATTGCGGGAGACCGTACTTTTGAACCTTGGTCAATCACAGTATTGAATGACACAAACTTCTTACTACGTGATGCGTTTGAGCGTTGGATGAACTATATCAACTCTCACAGTGCAAACACTGGTGAAGTTACTCCATCAAACTATTTTGCTGATGCTTCAGTTTATCAGTTAGATAAAGATGGTGCAGAAGTTAAAGGTTACACATTCCGCGGTTTATGGCCAACGAACGTTGCAGCAATTGACGTATCATTCGATAATGAAAATGCTATTGAAGAGTTCACAGTTGAACTTCAAGTACAGTATTGGGAATCAAACACCACTACTTAATAGCATATAAATAATAGCAGAGGGGATAAAACCCCTCTGTTTATTATAACGTAGGAAGATTTAATGGCTCAATTATTTGGTTTCGAAATAAAGCGAAAAGAGCAAGATAAAGAAGATGCTAAAAAGCAATCTTTTGTTGCTCCATTAGAGGATGATGGTTCTAGTTACGTTCAAGCTGGCGGAGGTCACTTTGGCCAGTATATTGACTTGTCTGGAACTGAAGGAGCTAAAAATGAAGCAGATCTAATCCGTCGTTATAGAGATATCGCAATGCATCCAGAATGTGATGCTGCAATTGAAGATATTATTAATGAGTCTATTGTATCAGATACTAAATCTGCACCAATTGATATAGTAACTGACGATTTAGATTTACCCGATAATGTTAAAACACTTATTAGACAAGAATTCGAAAATGTAGTTGAACTATTACAATTCAATCACTATGGACATGAAACATACCGCAAATGGTATGTTGATGGTCGTTTATTTTACCATATTATTGTTGACGAAAAGAACCCTAAAAAGGGTATTTTAGAATTGCGTCCAATTGATCCTACACGTATTCGTAAAGTAAAAGAAATTGAAGAAGAAAAAGATCCTAAGACTGGGGCGCAGATTATTAAGAGCGTTCAAGAATACTATCTTTATCAAGATACTTCAATGTCAAAGTCTAACTCAGGCTTAAAGATTTCTAAAGATGCTATTCAATATACTACATCAGGTCTATTGGATACAGGTCGTAAAAACGTTCTTTCTTACTTGCATAAAGCAATTAAGCCGGTGAATCAGCTTCGTATGATGGAAGATTCGTTGGTAATTTATCGCTTATCAAGAGCTCCAGAACGTCGTATTTTCTACATTGATGTTGGTAACCTTCCAAAAGGTAAATCAGAAGAATACCTACGTAGTATTATGAATCAATATCGTAATAAACTAGTTTATGATGCATCTACTGGTGAAATCAAAGATGATCGTAAACATATGTCAATGTTAGAAGATTTCTGGCTCCCACGTCGTGAAGGTGGTAGAGGTACAGAGATCACAACACTTCCAGGTGGTGAAAACCTAGGTCAAATTGATGATATTTTCTACTTCCAGAAAAAACTATATAGATCATTAAACGTTCCAGTAAATAGATTAGAGCAAGAAGCGCAATTCTCACTTGGACGTTCTACTGAAATTTCAAGAGATGAAGTTAAATTCCAGAAATTTATTAATCGTCTTCGTAAAAAATTCTCTTGGTTATTCTTAGATCTTCTTAAGACTCAATTACTTTTAAAAGGTATTATTACTGAGTCTGATTGGAGAATCATTAGAGAAAATATTTCTGTTGACTTTATTCGTGATTCATATTTCTCGGAATTAAAAGAAGCAGAAATTATTAGAGAAAGATTAGAACTACTCGCTCAATTAGATGAGTATGTTGGTAATTACTACTCTAAAGAGTGGGTTCAAAAGAATATTCTCAGACAATCTGACGAGGATATAGATATGATGACAAAACAAATTGATGCAGAAAGAGCGGCTGGTAAAATTCCAGATGAAGACGATCTTGAAATCTAATTTATTATAAATATATCAAAAGGTGAATAAATGACTGAAACAATTGATTTAATTAACGCATTAGCAAATGGTAAAACATCTGATGCTAATAATACATTTAATAATTTAATGGCAAGTAAATTAAATGTAGCTATTGATGCTAAAAAGATTGAAATTGCTAATGATACATATAATGGTGTAACAAACAATTTAGAACAGGAAATTGGAAACAATGAAGTTCAAGGAACTGAGACAAACACTGACGTTGAGTGAAGCTTCTGAAAAAGAAGTTAAATCACTTAAAGTTGGTAAGAAATCTAAAGCTGTTATTAAGCAGAAGGGTTCCAAGTTTTCTGTTTATATCGATGGCGATTTGCTAGACGATAAATATAAAAATGCTAAAGAAGCAGAAAAGGCCGCAAAGGAATTTGCGGATCTTATGGGAGCATAATTAAATGAAGCTTATTACAGAACTTTATGAAGATAATCTAAGCTATGTTACCGAAGAAAAGAACGGTAAAAAGAATACCATCATTGAAGGTATCTTTATGCAGGCTGAGTCTAAAAATAGAAACGGTCGTGTTTATCCTCGCGGAGTAATGGAATCAGCCGTAAATAAATATGTTACAGAACAGGTTAGTCGTGGTAGAGCTGTGGGTGAACTAAATCACCCTGAAGGACCTACAATTAATCTGGATAAAGTTTCTCATCGTATTACCGAACTTAAGTGGGATGGTAATAATGTGATGGGGAAAGCACTTGTACTAGATACTCCTATGGGACAGATTGTAAAAGGTCTTGTCGAAGGCGGTGTTCAGTTGGGTGTTTCAAGTCGTGGTATGGGTACTCTTGTAAACCGTAACGGGGTAAATGTCGTAGGCAATGATTTCATTCTTGCGACAGTGGACATTGTCCAAGATCCCTCAGCACCAGAAGCTTTCGTTAATGGGATTATGGAAGGCGTGGAATGGATCTGGGAAAATGGTCTGTTACAAAAACAAGAGATTGAAAAATATGAGACTGAAATCAAGCGTGCATCTTCATCCCAATTGGCCGAAAGCCAATTGAAGGTGTGGAACGATTTCCTCTCAAAACTTTAACTCTCAATCAAGGAGTAAAATATGTCTGAAGAGACCAAAGTAGAAGAGTTGGATCTCATTGAAGATGTTACTGAAGTAGAACTCCAAGATGATAACCTCGAAGAAACAGTTGAAGTTGAGAACGAGGAAAGCATCGCGGAAGATGCCGAAGTTGAAGAAGTAGCTGAAGAAGTAGTAGCTGAAGAAGCTATTGAAGAAGCAGCAGCTCCTAAAACTAAGGCTGGTATTATTAATGCCATGTACTCAGAAATGTCCAAGATGAAAAAAGCCGACTTACAAGCCGCTTACGAAAGTATGATGGGTAAAGATGACGAAGACGGCGATGACGACGATGACGATGATGAAGAAGAAATGAAAGAAACAAAAGGTAAAGTAAAAGAGTCATATGACTTTGAAGCTGACCTTGATGCCTTAGTATCTTCTGATGATTCTTTGTCTGAAGGATTCCAGGAAAAAGCAGCAACAATCTTTGAAGCAGCCGTAAAAAGCAAAGTTTCAGCTGAGATTGATCGTTTAGAAGATGAGTATACTCAAAATCTAGAAGAAGAAACTGCTGGTATTCGCAACGAATTAGTAGAAAAAGTAGATGGTTACTTAAACTACGTTGTAGAAAACTGGATGGAAGAAAATCGTGTAGCAGTTGAAAATGGTTTACGCACTGAAATTGCAGAATCATTTATGGATGCGCTGAAAGGTGTATTTACTGAGCATTACATCACTGTACCAGAATCAAAAGTTGATATGGTAGATGATCTTGCTGAGCAAGTACAAGAGCTTGAAGGCCAACTAACAAAAGCTACTGAAGATAATATTCGTTTGAGCGAATCAGTATCGGATTTTCGTCGTGCAGAAATCTTAGCAGAAGCATCCAAAGACTTAGCAGTAACTGAAGCTGAAAAGCTTAAGGCACTTGCTGAAGATGTAGATTTTGAAGATGCAGAAACTTTCGCAAGAAAAGTATCTACATTGAAAGAATCTTATTTTGCTAAACCCGTAACAGAAAATGTAGAAGCTGCTGAAGTATCTATGAATGCTGATAACACTGAAGAAGTTACGTTATCACCAATCATGGAAAGATATTCCGCCGCTCTTGCAAAATCAGTAAAATAAAAATATCCCATTAGGAGAAAACAACAATGTTTAATGCAGAAAATGCATCTCAAAAATGGCAGCCGATCCTCGAGAACGCTGCGATTCCAGAGATCAAAGACAACTACCGTAAGTCCGTAACTGCGGTACTTCTCGAAAACCAAGAAAAAGCAATGCGCGAAGAGCGTGCCGCTTTCGGTATGGTTAACGAAACAGCTGCTAAC